AAAGAAAGCAGGCGGTATGGAATTAGGTAGAGAAGTTTATGAAGCTGCTGTTAAAAAGAAAATTGAAAAAACATTACAAACACGAGATGTTAGTAATAAAAAATATACCGGAAAGGTAATGAACAACCTAATAAATGATGATATAAATTCTTATTTAATACTCCTGATTTAGTTAATTCTGTTATTAGTTTATTTCTTCCTAACATTTGTGCTTCAAGTATTGGCAATTCAGAATAATAATTTGTATAAGCATTACTTGAATGATTAATAGCAATATGAGTATAACCTAATTCTGTTACAACTTTGTACATATGAATTAATTCATCAAATGTATTACCTTGTAATACAACCATTAATCGCGTTTTAGGTAAATTAAATCTTTCAATCCAATTTTTTGCATTATCAATAGTTTTTTCACTATCATTCCAAACATCAGGAACAATAAAAATATCTGGTTGGATTAATTCTATAAAAGATAATAATTCCGCGTGAGTATGATTATATCCTTCAAATAAGGAATTATCCATTATAATAAATCGACCATCTTCTTTTGCTTTAATAAAATATGATTTATATTCAGGATATTTTTCCATGAAGCATGGTAAAAGATAATCATAATCATTAAAAACATAACCATGTTTTAATAATGATAAGGGAAGCTCATGACTAATTTTCATTTATTTATTTTATTTATATATAAATTAAATTGAACATTTTGGACAAACATCTAATATTAATATTTCCACAACAAGGACAACAGTAAATGTTTGTATCTAACATATATTAAATTTTTATGATAAAATATAATTAGATTGTGATTTGGGTGTTTCAAAAAACTGAATGTGTTTACATATAACTCCTATTTCTAACATTTTAATATTAATTACAAAACATAACCATTTAGATAAATTTTCAGAAGTTGGAACAAAATCAACAAATATAACACCTTCATATTTTTCTCTTAAACAACTTTCGGGTAAAGATTGTATAAATTCTGGTTTGAATGTTTTATAAGCCTCTTCATGTTTTTTTATTATATCATCATTATATTCAGGAAATTCATATTTTAATAATGGATCATTTACATCCATTATAAATTTGTGATCTATAACATTATCTACCCATTTTTTAAACCACCCTAAATGTTTAAAATCGGTTACCATACCATTAATTAAATCTCTACCTTCAGGATATGATTCCAAATAAACTATTATTGTTCCTTGATGCCCATGTATGTGTCTACATGCTAAACACATATCTTCAGAATATCCCTTTTTTAGTTCTTGTGACCATACTCTATGACCATAACAAAAGTCAAATTGTTTTCCAATTTTGTAATTATCCATAATTTATTTTATTTTAGGTTTAAAACCACATTTAATATTTTCTTTATTAACACCATATATCTCCAAATAATTTTTACCTCTTATTTTACACCCATTAGACATATAATATCTACCAGGTGTTTTAACTAATTTTCCACAACCACATAAACATTTTTTAGGTTCTTTACATTGATCACATATTTTACTTCTAATATCAGCAGCTTTATATTTATTATTACATAATGTACAAAATTTAATAAATTTTTTTTCTTTATTTTTATATTTAATTCCTAAAGGTCTTTCATTTCTAATTGATTTCATTTTTTCTTTAATATCTAATGAACGTGTTTTACCTTTAAGACTTTTAGATATTTTTTCTATAGTATCTTTCTTAAACCAAGGTTCTCCATTGTTTTTTCTAGTTTTAACCATTTTTTCATTCCATTCTTTCGGTCTTTTTTTTCCAAACAAAGGATGTTTATTTCCTTTTTTAGATAAACTAGATTTAATTTTACTTTCATTACTATGTTTTCCTCCACCTTCTCCTCCTTCCCGTAAATTATACCCTTTTTTTATAGAATCAAATTTCTTTATATATTCTATTTCTTTATTTATCATGTCTTCTATTGAAGAACAATTTTCTATTATTTCCCAAATAAAATCTTCTTTATTATATTTTTTTAAAGCATTACAAAATTTAGAATTTATTCTTTTACAATCTTGGTAATGTTGTCCTTTTCTATGAGATAAAGAATAAGTTGTTAATCCTATATATATTTTATTGTTTATTTTATTTGTAACTTTATATATTATCATCTTGTATTTTTACAATAAATATACGAAGTGTTTAAAGACACACGTTAAAATTACAATGGCGCGCTATATACTGTCTTTTCATTTTTTACTTTTTCTATTTTTTCTTTATAAAATTTAGCTCTTTCTAGATGCCATTTCATTAATTCTAAATCTCTTATCTTTTCAAATTTGTTAGCCCAAGTTAAATGGTTTTGGTATTTTTGTTCATTCGTCATTGTTTTTTATATTTTCATTAAATGAGTTAATAAGAGTATTTTCACTCTGTTCTAATACTTGAGTTAATTTTTCTAATACTTGAGTTAATTGATTAACATCTAAGTTATTTACATCAACTTCTTTCAAAGTTTCTACTTCTTTTTGTAATTTATTTAACTCTTCCATTTTAATGAATATATAAAATTAATTTTGCCTTTTTTAAATAGCTTAACCTTCGCAAGAAACACACGAACTTAAACGTTGTAGATTATCTCCTCGTAACACAGATTCAGTACGTAAATAATATAAACATTTTATACCAGATTTATGTGCTTCTTTATGTACCTGAGATATCCATTTTGGTGTATCATTAGGATCAAAACATAAATTTAATGAAATTGCTTGATCAACATATTTTTGTCTAATAGCATTTTGTTTTACAAGCTCTAATTGGTTAATTTCTTTAAATGTTAAGAATACTTCTTTTTCTTCTTGAGTAAGAATATAATCAGGTAATCCTATTACCGAACCTTGATCTTTAAGAATTTGTTCCCAAACACTATCAATATTATATCCTTTTGATTGTAATAATTCTTCTAGTATTTTATTTCTTTTAATAAAAACACCTTTAGCTGTTTTTAAATTATAAACATTAGCAGGAATAGGTTCTATTGAAGGTGATACTCCACCTGAAATATGAGCGTTTGATACTGTAGGAGCAATTGCTAAATGATGTGAATGTCTAAGTCCTGTTCCTTTACACCATTCTGGCTCTCCATATATTTCAGCTTGCTCACGAGATGCTTTTAATGCTTCTCTTTCAATAAATTCAAATATATTTGTAGTTAATGCGTTTGCTTGTAATCCAATAAATGGTAATCCTTTAGATTGTAATAAAGTATGCCATCCTAAAACACCAATTCCAATTGCTCTTCCTTTAATAGCTGAACGAACTGTATTATCCATGAATTTAATATTTTTAGCTCTATCAATAAATTCCTGTAATACTCCTTCTAAAAACCAACAAGCTACTTCAGGTAAAGTCATTCCATTTTCAAATTTATAATCTTTCCATTCATCCCAACGAGCTAAATTTAATGAAGATAAACAACAAATAAATGAATGTAATTCATCTGTATATAAAGCAATTTCAGTACAATTATGTACTACTGCATTGTTTGCGTAAAAATTTTGGTTGTCCTGTACCGTTACATCATATACAGGTTTTTTTGTTTGTAATTTTGTTATTTTTATCATAATTAAGTTTTAATATTAATCTTCATCTTCTTCATCTTCTTCTAAATGATTGATAGCAGTATAAAAAATATCATTAGCTGCTTCTCTATCTTTAGTAAAAGATAATAATTTACCTTGATCTTTTTTTAAAATATCATTTTTTAACTTATTTTTATCTAAATTTTTTAAAAATATATTCATATTCATACCTGATGAGCTAGCGTAGTGTATGTCTTCAAAAGAAAAATTTTTATCTAAACGGGCTATAACTTCTTTTTCATCTTGATAAGTACTATATAAATCACTATATGGTTTTATATTTTGATTATCTTCTAAAAATTTATCTAAATCAATATATTCTGTATTTTGTTTTATCATGACAACTAAAGGGTCTAAAGTCAAAACTCTATATATTTCTCCTTTATTAATATATCCTTCTTTTTTAAGGTGTAAAAATATAGCTTCAGGAAAATTTTTTTGTTTTTTTAATGTTTTAGTATCTACCCAAGAACTAATATATTTAGAAATATCTAATTCATTGATTAATATTTCTTTAATTATTTGTTTTAATTCTATTTTTTTCATTTAATTGAATTTTTAATTGGTTTAATTCATGGTTATATATATCAATAAAACTATTGGTAGATTTAATTATATTTGTTTTATCTGTTAAAACATTATATTCTATTTCACCTACTATGGTATTTTCTATAACATTTAAAAACCATATTTTTTCCCATTCTTTTTGAATAAAAACCAATAGATCTTCTTTCTCACTAAATATACAAAAATAATCCCCTACCTCCAAATTTCTAGTAGACTGACTTTTAGGTAACCCTAAAAATGTACCCTTAGAGGTAGGAATTTTTTCTGTAATTGTTTCTTTAATAAACAAGTTCATCTTCTTCTGTTAAATGTTGTGCTTCAATCCAACCACGATTTTTTGTTAATATTTTATGTTCAGGTGTGCATTGTAATTTAAATCCGGTTACATCATCCTCTATTTCCAACAATTCAGCTTCTGGGTTGGTCATTCCAAAGTTGGTAATTAGTTTGTATTCTTTTTCAAGAGTATCTTGATTGTAACTCAAAATATATACTTCTGGGTTGGTTTGGAGAGTAAATTCAAGATCTTGTATTTCAATTTCTTTTGTTTCATCTCCAATTTTGATTTGTATTTTTGTATCACCTGTTACACAAATGTTAGTCATTGATACTTTTAAGTTATTTTTCTTATACGCTTCAGGATTAGCATTATTAACATTATCTTCATACATTATGTAAGGTTCTCCTGTTTCAAGACGAGTTTTTAATATTTCACCCCATAAACGTAATGATCTTTCATCTTTAGCTTCTAATTTATTCATGAATTTATCGTCAATAACAACACATTGATGTAAATTTAAACATTGACGGTTAACATCACCTTTAGGTCTTCTAATACTTAAAAATTCTTCTATATCAGGATGGTTTATATTTAAATTAACAGAAGCAGCACCTCTACGAACAGATCCTTGATTTGTTGCTAATATAGTTGAATCATATATTTTACACCAAGGAACTACACCTTCTGAAGTTCCATTATCTTTAATACTTTTACCTCTACCTCTAATACGAGATATTCCAATACCAACACCACCTCCTTGTGATGATAATCTCATTAATTCTGAGTTAGCATCTGCTATTCCTTCAATACTATCACCTACATCTATTCCAAAACATGAAATAGGCATTCCTCTTTCTGTTCCTAAATTTGATAAAACTGGAGAAGCTGGGCAGAGCCAATTCTTTATTAATGCATCATAAAATATTGATTGTAAATCTTTACGTCTTAATCTTCTAGCAGCAAATTTACTAATACGTTTATATGCATCAAATACATTTTCATCAGGTAATAAGTAACCTTTTGAAATCATACTTACTGCTATATCATCCATAAATTCAGGATAATCTTTTCCTTTAACCCATTTGCTTGTGTCTATTTGTATACTCATTTTTAATTTGATAATGGTGCTTTAATTGTTAAATCTGATTGATAATTTTCTAATATAAAATCATTTATTCTTAATATATTTATAATATTATCAAAATCTTTTAAATGTGTTTTAAATAATAATTTTGGTAATTCAAATCCTTCTCTATTAATTTGTTCTTTTGCTTGTTCGATGTGATTAGAATATAAATGTACATCTCCTAAGTTACCAATTAATTCATCAGGTATCATATTAACTTCTTTGGCAATTATTTCAAGTAGTAAACCATAAGATGCAATGTTGAATGGTAAACCTAAGAATGTATCTACTGAACGTTGATTCCACATTAGAGAGATTGCTCTGGTTGGAATGTTATGATAATCTAGAAACCCGTGATGCCTGTTATCATAATCGACAGTTCCATCTTTAGTTCTTTTTCTCATAAGGCCTAATCTCTCTTCCAAACTCAGCTCTCTTGTATAAACTTGAAATCCATAATGACAAGGTGGTAATACCATTTGATCTATTTCAGCTACATTCCAAGCATTAACCATTAATCGTCTTGAATCTGGATTTGTTTTAAGGTCGTGGATTAGATTTGCGATTTGGTCTACTTTATTATATCTAAAACCATCTCCATCTGGATCAGGATTATCGTAATGGTAAGTTTCCCAATTTCTCCATTGCTTACCATAAATAGGACCTAAATTACCAAGTTCATGATATATAGGTTTTTCATTTTGTTTTATTAATTCGATAAATTCCTCTATAGTTAAGGTTCCATTTTCAGGTAAATGTTCTTTCAAGTAGTTCTTATAAGCATCACCATTCCAGATATTACATCCGTTATCAACCAAATATTTAATATTTGTATCACCTCTTAAAAACCATAACAACTCTGTTATGATTGTTTTGAAAGGCATCTTTTTAGTAGTAAGTAATGGAAAACCATCTGACATTTTATGTCTTATTTGTCTTCCAAAAACACTTATTGTACCAGTTCCGGTACGATCTTCTTTTTTAACTCCATTATCTAATATATCTTGGAGTAAATCTACATATTGTTTATCTAATTTATTCATAACTTTTAATTTATTTAAATATCACTCCAATCTCCTGTTGATTTAGAATAATTGGTTACACGAGAAGCAAAAAAATCAGTATGACTTTTACCACTAGTTAAATGACCAAACCACTCCATTTGTTTTAACATATTGGGATCTAAATCATTATAAATGGAATTATAACCTAATTCAATCATTTTTTCGTTAGCTCTAGCTTTAATGAAGTTTTTTAATTGATCTTTATTTAAACCATCAACATCACCCATTTCAAATGCTTTATCAATAAAATCAAATTCTAATTGAACTGATATATTGCAAGCATCTACAACTTGTCCTCTAAGTTCAATTGTATTTAATTCAGGTTGTTCTTCTAATAATTTTCTAAATAACCAACAACCTGCTTTTGAATGTAATGATTCGTCACGTACTGACCATTCAACTATTTGTGCTGTTCCTTTCATTAAATTTCTTAATTGAAAAGACATTAATATAGCAAATGATGAAAATAAATTAACTCCTTCAGTAAAAGCAGAGAAAACAGCCAATGAAATGGCCCTTTCTTCAATTGTATCTCCAGGAACTTCAATTAAACGGTCAATCTTAGCCTTAGAAGTTTCATCGTCTAAAAACGCCTTAAAATCGTCTAAGCCTAATTCTTCATTTAAACGAGCATACGCTTCAGCATGTATACTTTCAAAATCAGCAAATACACGTGCCATTGCTTGTATTTCAGGTTTTGGAAACCATATTGATACTTTTGTTGACCAATAGTCATTTACGTGTACTTCTGTTTGAGCAAATGATTTTAATATATTACCAATAAGATTCTTTTCAGATTCTGTTAGTTTTAATTTCCAATCATTTAAATCAGATGCTAAAGGAACTTCATCAGCTAACCAATGTGCTCTATGTTGATCTTTATAAAAATTAAAAGCTTCCTGATATTCAAATGGTTTATAAAATATTCTTGGTTCTAATATTGACATTATTTGAATGAGTTTATTGTGTCTATTAATTGTTTCTTACTTTTAACACCTGAAAAACGATTTACTTCTACTCCATCTTTTAATATTATTGTAGTTGGAATTGAATTAATTTTGTATTTTATAGTCCAATCTGGAGTAGAATCAACATCAAATTTTCTAAATTCCACATCACTTAATTCTTCTTTTACTTGGTCGAATATAGGTTCATATACTCTACAGGGTGGACACCACTCTGAGGACGCTTTTATTACTATTATCATAAATTTTTGTTTGTGTAGTTATAAATATTATTCTTTTTCATATTTTATGAATTTACTTCTAAGAACTTGCCTATCTTCTATTCCAACATCTGAAAAATTATTTATTTGTTGGTTGTTACCTTTAGGTTTAGCTTCAAATTCTTCATCTTCTAAAGGTGTTGAATTAATATCAATATATCCATTAGAAGTATTTATTTTAGAACCAAATGTTAACCCATCAGGACCATATCTGTTTTTAATCCAATGCCAATTACCGGTACCATTTACTTTATCTTTACGTCCACGTGCTAATGAAATTATAATATCACCAATCATAATTTTGTCATATGAACCAGCAGCATTTTTTGCTTGTAATATACCTTCTTCTGCTCCTGTTCTATTAGCTTGAGAAGGAGATACAATTGGAATACCTAATTGTTTAGCTAATCCTTTTGCATCAACATAAACATCATCTATTTCATCTTTACGTTCTTTTCTACCTTTAGTTCTCATATAATCCAAATAATCTATAATAATCATATCTGGTTCAAAACCATCTTGATTTTTTAATTGTTGTAAATGAGCTTCTATAGTATCAAATGATGCTCTTTTAGGTGGATATTCTTTAATGATAATTTTTCCTTTTACTTTACCTACTGCTAATTCTACTTCATCTCTGTGTTTATCTAGCTTATCTACATCTATCCCCGAAAATATAGCATCATATCTTTTTCCAACATAACCTTCTCCTAATTCAAGTGAATAATGAAGTACATTATATCCTAAAGCAGCAGCATATGCTCCCATAGCAGATACAGCCCAAGATTTTCCACCACCTGGATTTCCAAATACCAATACTAAATCTCCTTTTCCATAACCACCTTGAGTAAGTTCATTAAATACAGGCCATGGAAATGGAATAGCTCCTCTATCATTATCACGATATCTAGTTTCGATATCTAAATTATAATCTAAACCTATGTTTTTATCTTCTCCGGCTTTCATAGCATTATTTATTAATGTTCTAATGCCATCAAAATCACCCATATTTAATAAATCAACAGAAGTCATAATAGCCTTTTTCATTTGCTGATTACGACAGAAATCACTAAATTCCATTTCTACCCATTCTAAATCAGAAACATCAGCCATTTTATATACTTCACGCAATGTTTCTGTTAAAGATATTTTTAAAACTTCATTTTCTATTTTTTTAATTTCAATAGATAAAGTTTCTATAGTAGGGTATGTATGATATTTTTGAAAATATTTTATAATATATTCAACTATCCATTTATGTGCTTGTGATTCAAAATACTCACTTTCTAAAGAATCTATAATATTTAATAAAAAATCTCTTTGTGTTAATAAAGCACTTAATACTTTAATTTGAAAGGTTGTTCCGTATTGTACTAATTTTGATAAAGTAGTCAAGTTATTTAATATTTAAAAAAGTTAATTAATTAAAATATTCTAAGGATCCAAAAACATTATTTAACCATTGAGGTACATTTGGAATGCTTTCACCTAAAGAATCATTTACGTACATGCTCATAAAAACATGTTTATTTAAACTATAAGATGTATTAAAACCATCTTGAATTTGTTTTATATTATCTGGCGAAATAGGGATGTTTTTTAAATCCATCAATTGTTGATTAACATTTAATTGATGTTTTTGTTCTAATATTTTAGAATATAAAATATGAGTATCCTTATTTCCAGCAGCTTCAAATAATATATTTGTTAAATCGAATACTTCATTATTTGATAATTGAGGAAAAAACTTTAATATTTTTTTAGGTCCTAATCCTTTTATCCCAGGTATATTATCACCTGTATCTCCCATTAATATTTTATAATTAATAAAATTTTGGCTACTTACTCCATATTCTTCTAATACATCTTCAGGAGTATAAAATTTCTTTTTAGTAGGTGAATAAACTTTTGTTTTATTACTAACTAATTGTAAAAAATCTTTATCAGTAGACATTACTGTTACTTCTTTAGTATGCTCAAAAGATTCGAATTTTTCGGTTAAATAACCAATTACATCATCAGCCTCAATTCCATCTATACAAATTATAGATAATGGAAGTACTTTAAGATACTGAATTAATCTTGCCATCTGATTATTGATCGCCTCGTCTTCTTCTTCCTTACTTGAAAATAAACTATAATTAGTCATACGACTCATATGTCTATTAGCTTTATAATCAGGGTATAAATTTCTTTTACTATTAGAACTCCCAGCACCATCAAATACAATCACTACTTTAGTAGGATCTATTAATTTTATAGCGTAACCTATTGATTTTAAAAAACCTGTTAATCCACCTATATGAATACCTTCTTGATTAATATGGTTAATCATAGTAAAAGCACGAAGAAAACAATTTAATCCATCTATTATCAAAACGGAGTCAGAGACTCCGCGTTGAGTATTGTTTACTTGTGATAGTAATTCAGCATATTTATTTTTCATCTATTCCATCATTGTCTATTTCAACAATAGGAGATATTTTACTACTCTCTTCCCATTCTGAATTGTCTTCTATGATAATTAATTTATCTATATCAACTTTTTCACCAAACCATTCATGAGCATGTTCTTTTTTATAATCTTTTTCAGCATCTTTATCATCAAGAATGAATCCATGTGGAGTAACAATTATTGTAGAAGCAGTAGCTATACCACAATCAGCATGTATCTTATCTATTGCTATTTTAGTACGTTTTGCAAATTCAACCTTTTTACCTTTATGTTGAGCACTAATTTTTGAGGTACCACTATTTGTTATATTACCAAATGTAATTACAATAGCAGCATCCCAATACATAGCATTTCCACCTTTATTTGTCATTTTTGGTTGACTCATTGGTGTTAATGCTGGTTGTACTCCAGTTTTGTTAATTGCAAATAAAGTATTTGTATAAGGATAATTTTCTTTACGAGATAAAGGAAACTGTTGATTTATAAAATTACCAAATTGAGTAGCCATCGCTCCGGCATTCCACATTGGGTTATTATTACCTTGTTTTACACTCATTTCACAAGGAATAGAACCTACTGAATCCCAAAAGAAACATAAATCATAAGGTAATTTACCTTGTTTTTGTTCATTGAGAATATCTGCTATAAAACCAGCTACGTCTTCAATAGTATTAAGAGAAGCTCTATCTACATATAAGAAAAAACCTTTATAATCTACTTGTCCTGTTTCATCATCTATTACTTCTTCTAATTGAAGTCCCATTGTTTTAGCATGAGCAAAATCCCATTTCATCTCAGTAATAATAAATACAGGTAATATACCCATTTTTTGAGCAGTTACTGCCGCTTCAATTAATAGTGTTGTTTTTCCAGTATCTGAACCACCTCTAGCTAATACAACCTGACCCATAGGGATACCAGGAATGGATACAGCCTCTCTCACCGCAGGTGAGAAAGGTATCCATCTTTGTTTTTTAAATTTAGCTGATTTATCTAGGAACTTACTTTTCTTAAAAGCATTTAAATCAAATGACTTATTATTGATAGAGTCACTTATCACTTCACTAAGTGATTTACCTGAAGGTCTTGCCATATTAAAATTTTAATTATTTAAATAATTCGTCAAATTTGTTTGAATTAGACGATTTTCCAACAGTTTCATCTACTTTATAAGTACTGGGAGTAGATGTTTGTTCTTCATCATCTTCTGTTTCAGAAGACATAATAGGATGTTCTGTGTCAGCTTCAGGGTTTAACCATTTATCTAATAAACCTTTTAATTCATCAAATGAATAACGTTTATTAATAGTTAAAATATCTGGTTGTTCGTTTAATACTTTTTCAACGAATTCAGCATTATCGGATATTGCTGTTGTTTTAGGTTTAACTAATAAAGTACATTTAATACCTTTTCTTCCAGCTACAACATCTTCAACAGCATCAATTGTAAAATCACGACCATCAGTGATATCTGTATAATCACCATAATCTGGGTCTGTTGCAATTCCTAATAATTGTTCGTAAATTAATTTACCAAATTCCCACAAACGAGCACCTTTATCTTCTTCACCACGTACAATAACTGCGGCAAAATAACGAACTTTAGGTTCAATTTTTCCAGCTAATTGCCAATCTTCTCTTTCAGATGATTTACGGAGACTTTTTGCAAATTCAGAAATAGGATCTTTTTCACCCCAATTTGTTAATGCTAAAATAGGTCCTTTAGAAAAACCATAATGTAATTCTACTGCACGGAAAGGGTCGTTTTTGTCAAATTTAGAAGGTAAAATTCTGATTTGATGTTTTCCTGGTTTTGGTTTCCAGAAGATCTTACTGTAGTCGATCTTTTCATAAACTTTTTTTTGGCCTTTTTGTTGAGAAGAGGCTAACTTCTGTTTGATGATACTTAAATCCATAATTGTTGTGTTTAAAATTGTTAATCTATGATTAAAATGAATATACGACTTTTTTTTCAGGAGACCAAGCTCACTTTTATAAGTCTGTTAAATTGAACGAATATAAATATGTGAATTTTTATAAAACTATAAATCTATTATTTTATATATAACAGTATTTAGTTTACGTAAATCAGGACCATTTGTTAATAATATACTGTTTTTATGTTCTTTCCAATCTACTATGTAATTTTTATTTAAATAACCATTATTATTAATTTTTATTAATGTATTTAAAGCATTAATTGTATAAAGGGTATTTGATTCTTTTTTTCTATGTAATAAAATAGTATTAGATATAGGTGATGAACCCATATTCCCTGTATCTATATTATAAGTACAAATTAATTCATCACTTTCAGGTGATTCTAATATGAAAATCTTATTAAATATTACAGAATATTTTTTATTTATTGTATTTATTGTTTCTTCTACTTCTGAAGGTAGAGTAAACGTACAAAATAATTTAGTCAAAGTGTTATAATCGTTTAGTTGTTCTATCATAAATATTATGTTTTTTCTAAATCATGATATGATAAACCTTGTTTAATATTTATAGGATATTTTATCATGTTCTTTAGGTCTGTTAATAATTGTTTTCCGTCTTCTTCTGAATAATCAAATAAAAAAGCATCATAAGTATATAATATTAATTTTGTTTTTTTATCTTTTAAATATTCTAAAATTTTTTCTAACATTGTCACATTCGTTGTCGTTTCATAACTTTGAATTATATAGTTTAATAATTTAAATTGAGTCATATCGTTTTCTAATTTAAAAGAACGATTTTTTGTATTATATCTACCTGTTCTTTGATATGTATCCCATATATCTTCTGAATATTTTAGTATTTTATTAAAGAAAGGTTTATCTTTATATTCTTCCCAAACACCACCATACATTTGTTTAAAAGTTAATTCTTTAGCTTCCTGTGTTGTTACATTTAACAATTTACCTAATGTTTCATATGTATTAGTTTCATTAAATTTAAAATTCATTAATTCACCCACTAATCGTGGATGATAACCCTGTATATCATATTCTACTAATATGTTATTTGAAGGAATATAACATAAACGTTCACCATTATTTTTATTTAAAGCAACAAAATTAATATTATTGAAAGAATTTGATGGTCTTCCTGTTGTTGTATATAAATTATAATTACTATATATTTTACCTTTACTTATATTAAATTCAGGATTTTTTATATGTTCTTTATAATATTTAATAAAGTTTTCTTTATCTATTTTAATACCTTGTGATTCTATTTCAAAAAATATTTTTGTTGAAATGTTGTTATTAAATGAATAAAGGGCATTATCTTGATTATATTTTTGTATTATAGGTAAAATTAAATTAAACGTATCTTCACATTTTTGATAATGTTTACTTATAGGTATTAAAGTATTTATATTATTAAGACTATAACCTTTATGAGAATTAATATCTCTAATATATATTAAACTTAAACTATTTAATTTAGGATGAAAATTATCATTTTGTTGAATAAAATCAACAAAACAATTTCCCAATTTTCCTAAAACAGATAATTGTTCTTTTCTTTCTATTACATAAAATGCCATTTAATATCATAACTTTTTTAATATTTAAATATAAACTCTTTTTTTGACTTAAAAAATACTTTCATCAGAAGATGTGGGTAAAGTTTCTGTACTTAGAAAAGCTTTTAAACCAGGCATTTTTTTATCAAATTCATCTAATTCTTTATCAGATATATTAAATTTATATTTAACTTCTAATGTTTGATATAAAGGGTTATTAGTCTGTTGTTCTAATCCATTTTTATCAGTTTCTTTAATAATTATTGGATTAGAATTTACTTGTTTAATAAAATATCTCATTACAAAACCATTTTCATAATCTTTATTACTTGGACTAAAAGGAATTGAATTAAATTTACTATTAATTAATTTATTGTTTGATAACATACCATAAACATATGTAAATGGATTTGTTTTTAATTTGTTATTAGTATCTTTATTAACTTTTATAATTTCTTTATTATTTATATTAAATTCTTTCCCAGCAAATGTTTTTCCATTAGTTTCATAATAATATCCTTGATATTTTTCATATGTTTTAGCAAATATATATTCTCCTCCTGAAGTATATTTACTCTCTACTATTTTATTTTTAGGTATTCTTAACATATTATTAATTTAATGTAAATATATAACATTCCCATGAATCTGATGGTACTGTATTTTCATATACCATTCCTTTATTGTAATTATCTCCTTTACTAGAAGCCCAAACACTACCTCTACTAGTATCTAATACTCCTCCGGTGTATATTTGGGTGTGTCCATATTTCCAATAATTATCACTACCTCCTACATCCTTAGTTGATCTATAATTAATTATTGTTCCAATATCTTTTACATCATTTATTATCTGTATTAGTCTTTTTTTAGATATTACTCCTAAATAATTAACATTATATCCTAATGAAGTTAAATTTTTACGATATATTAAATCACCAGCATGTCTTACCCCAATATTTGAATTACCATTAA